GTCCAGCACATTAAACGCGGCGCGGCGTTCACCCGCTTCGTTATAAAAACTGATGCCGGTCACTTTTTGTGCATTATCTAAATATTTTTGATTAGTGAAGAGTCGCAACGTTGAGTCGACCAATGTAGCCAGCCGCTCTGGGTTTTTTTCGATTAACGACAACTGCTCAATAAAACCCAATGTTTCGCTAAATGAGAGATTGGCCCCTTTTGCGTTGCCGCCCACGCGTGCAAAAATACTGCTCAAGTTATCTAGTTCTGCATTACCTAAACGCCCTGCCTTTGTCATTTTATCGAGCAACTCAACAGCCATTTGAGGATCAGACAGATCAAAGTCAAAAATTTTGGCGGCAACTGTCATCGCATTGGCTAAAACGCTAGATTGCACACCGGTGACACTCATAGTGTCGTTAATAGCGCCAATTGTACTTAATGCTTCTTGCCAACTTTGCCCGGACTGAATTAGCGCGTTTAACCCTCTTAGTAGATCTGTCGTTGTTTTGCCGGTTTGCTTTGACAGCTCGTAGATGTAATTGCGCAAAGGGGCGATTTTGTTAAGTGACACCCCGGCGGTTTGCGCCAGCTGTACCAGTGATTTATCTAATTGTGCCGACTCATTGAGCATCTGCTTTGCTTGATATGCCCCTAAGCCACCCGCCAACATCGCAGTGTAACGACCGCCCATGCTGTCGAGCATTTTTCCCGTGCGCTGCGCGGTGGTTGACAGGGTGTTTAAATATTTACTGCCTTTGCGGCTGAACTGCTGCAATGATTTGCTGTAACGCTCTGAGTTACGCGCCAAATTGCCGGCCAAATCAACAACAACACTGGTGCGTAATTCACTCATTTATTTGACCTTTAAACATTGTATTAAATGGCGGATTGATAGCGATTGTATGCTGCGTTTATCCCACCCGGTGCGTTCGGCTAATCTAACAATTAGCTGGTTAATGGTTGGCACCAGGTGTATGGTCTCGCCCCCGCCGGTGGCCCTCCTTACTCGCCGCTTCGACCGACCAAGCCGATTCAAGTTTGTTTGCTTCAGCCTGTATTTGATCGAGATCTTGAGGGTGGAGATTTTTTAGCTCTGCCAGCGAAAGCGGCCCACTAACTGATCCAATGCTAACAATTTGACGGCGCAGCACATTGATCCCAACCAATGTAGGTGATGCAACAAACATTGGCTCTGGTATTACTATTAACTTTTCTGATTCCTCATTTGCTTCGATCACATCACCTGCCGTTGGCTCTCTTAACACCACTTCGGTGTGGCAATTTTTCCCAACTTGATAACCTTGCTTTAAACAAAATTCGATGGTGGCCATTAAATTTGCTCCAAGCTTTCACAGCTAATTTTAAGCGGGGTTTTGCCGCCACCATCCAAACTTACTGGCTCGGTGGTAAATGCGCCTGACATCATAAATTGCTGCCCGGTATCGGCTTCGACGAAGACGGTGCCGCCGGTCATCTCATTTAACGCCATTAAATCGGTCTCTTTTGTGATTAAGAGCGAGACTTCCAGCAACGCCGGTGACTCCTCTTCCCCGAAATAGGTCTTCCCACCATGGGTTTCTGGGTTTCGCTTTGTGCCGCCCAGATCTAAAGTGGCCTGATTTTCGGCGGCGAGTACTTTGCCGTCGATTTTAATGGTGACTTTGCCCGTTATTTTTGACATTTTTTATACTCCTGATTTAACGGCGAAATTGCGCTTGAGCGGCAATAGTGCGCAGACCTGAAACCAACTTGGGCGAATCTTGCCAGTTCATTCGATCTGGATTGCCAGGGTCAATATTTACAATTAACCGCGCTTTGTACCCTGGGTAATCTTGACACCACCCCTTGGCTTCAAAATCTTTGTACAACGCCAACAGTTCGCCTCGCGCTAGTTTTGGTTGCATCACCGGCTGTCCTGGTGCCGGTTTGGCATCGTCCGCCGCCAATTTGTGCCGAGGATAGCGGGAGAGGAAGTGAGCGCGCTGTTCGTATCGAATGCGCTCTAATGTTTCTGGGGTGTTGAGGTTAAGATAGCTGTCGTCGGCAATGCCTTGTGCGTTGACTTGATACGTTGTAATTGCTCGCTCTATATAAATAGAGCCATCACGACCTACGGTATAAGTACTGATACCGTCAAATAGCAGCAGGTTGCGCTCGCTGTCTGTCCAGCGCGTGCTGATATTACCGGCTTTCAGCCCTGGCATTTTTAGTGTTTGCAGCGGTCGAGCGGGGTCGATTGACAGTGATTTTGCGGCGGTCATTGCGAATACGCTAGCCCACGTCGAGGGTAGTGTGGGGCTGTCATTTGTACCCATGGCGACAACGTGAGGGCTGTTACGGCTGCTGCCAAATGTAGTGACAGCGGCATGGCCACCGGCATAACCTATAAATGCACGGCAGCCCATCTGCCGCATTGGCCCCCAACGACTATCCAACTCGGATTCCAGCGCCACTAAATTAGCGGCATCTGTTAATGGGCAGACGATCCAGTTATACCATTCGCTGCCCATCACAGAGATTGCCAAATCAATATCTGGATTAACCGCCCCGCCAGCCATCGCGCTAATAGCCACTGTGACACCCGCCACCCCCGCTTCGTTGTAATAGTTTTGGCGCAGGTCAATATCGTTACCACATAGACCGGCATGACGCGCCGTTAAATCAACCTGATTAGGCGCTTCAAGTAGCGTTTGCGCCGTAACGGGTAACTCGGTATTTGCGTTAATAGCCGCCACAATGGCCGCTGCTACTTGCTCTTGTGTGTTGCCATTGGCAACCCCTACAGCGACTTTCTCACCCGCAATATAGAACGATAACGCCCCAGCGTCTGTGGCTGCGCCAGTAACAGTTAAACTACCGGCGGCGGCACTGCTTGCAACGTCATCATTTAGTGCAATCGCCCAGGTCTCCATGAATTCATCTGCCGTTTTACCTGCTTTTAACATGCCGGCCAACTGGCTGCCACGACCAAAATACTCCTCGCCTTGGTCGATTGATGTGATGCGTGTAGGCACCGCCTCGGCGACCGAGCCTGTCGATAACCGCTGACCGATAAAGAGCACCTTGTGTTGTATGCTCGCATTATTTGCCAAGCTGTTGTCCATCTCAATATATGCACCGGGCAGGCGCAAATTAGCGGGTATGTCATTAAAGCCGATCATTTGTTATCCCCTGTTTTTGTAGTCTTTTTTGTTGTGTTTTTTTGGTTGCCTCTTTTGCCATTCGGTGCGCGACACTTGAATAACGCTGCCATCACTAATCCGCCGCAACCAGTAGACGTAATAAGGGCCATTTTTAATGATCTGATGACCCGCCAGCGGCATTGTAGCCAACGGGTTGTCTGGCATACGTACTTTAAGTGGCTGATCACCACCCGCTTGCATTGCCGGGATTAAGTAAATTGGTTTCACGTTTTAACTCTCCTGATTTAGGATGATATTACTTTGCGCAGTCGGCGAATCTTCACTTATGGCGTGCTCACCCATCATCGCTTCAAAGTTGAGCAGTCCATCAAATTCGCCGGCGCCGATTACGCTACCTAGCTGTATACTTTGCTGCCAAGTAACCGCCCACATCGCTACTTTATAGCGCTCTATTTGAGCGCCGTACAGGTTTCTGCCCGTTATCCCAATGGCCCCGTCTGTCACTTCATCCAACCCCCAATCATTGCCGGGTATGTGTGCGGTTAGCGCGCTAACCAGCGTTAGTGACGACTCGTCACGCGGATAGCCTGGCTGGTCTTTGGTGATTACAAACGCGCCAAACTGCGCAGTAGCCACCACCCCAAAACTGCTGTTGTCTACTACTTTGCTTAACCCCAAAATCGCTAAATAAACAGCGGGGCATTTTGTAGCCAAGCGCTTTAATTCGGCTTCGTCAAATCGCCCGGCGTGGGGGTTAACCGGCACCGGCTTTATCACCTTATAAAGCTGACAAGCGACTTCGTCACGCACTCGAACTAGGTGGGTCATTGCATGACCTCATCCAGATGACCATCAATAAAGTCATCTACCAAAAAACTGAGGGCTTCTAAGTTTTGCTCTGAAAACCCTAAAAACTGCCGTGCTGGGTTGTTTTGCAGCAAGGGGTAGCTGCTAATGTTTGCCCATACCGGAAACGGCAACTGCTTACCGAATGCTTGGGTAATGCGGCGCTGGTGTGCGGGCACGGTAACCACATCCTCTGCCCCGAAATTTTGATAAGCGGCGTAGGGTAGATTGGAGCCAGTCTCGACTTTGTCGCCACTGATGATCGATTGAATTGAATCATCCAAGTTGCCCTCGCCCATTAACAACGAATGGCCGCCGTGGCGGGTAGCGGCATATTCCGCCAGCCAGTTTGGCCACGGCGTGCCATCGGGGGCGGTTTTTTCGTCACGCAGGCGGCGGTGGGTTTGTGTTTCAACTTCGGCACCAATGCCATAAAGCAGGGCACTGCGATCATAATCACCTAATTGATTAAGGCGTTTAGCAGCCCGTGCGATGGCCGATACTTTGGTTGTAATTGAGAGGCTCATAATAGATTGTCGCGCCCAAATACGCGGCCACCGGGTGATACAATAGTAGCCTTGCCGCCGCTGTCGCTGTCGGCTCCATCAACAGAGACTCCCAAGCTGATTAGCCCGTTGGAAATTGAGGTTAGTGTTTTGGTAGCATCTCGGTATCTCATTATCCGGTGATCTGTGATCGTGGTTTCGTCTGAGAGATGATAAATTGCGATGTCAATGCAGAGATGTTTAAGCAGCGGATTGGGCGCTGAGAGCGGCAGCTCGTATTGAGCGCGGATATAGCCGTCTATTTCGCCACTGGCGGCGATTAATGCGCTTTCGACTACTTCAGCGTCTGTTAGCATGTCGCCATCTCTGTCTGCTAATAACAGTACGGCATCTTCGCCAATGTGGGTATTTAGCTCTTGCTCTGTGGCGTACATTAGTCACACTCTACAAATTGGCCGTCGACAGTACGGCCGCGAATAACAACTAGGTTTTTTTCTTTTTTAATTGCGGTGTATTGATCGCCGGTTAAATCGGCAACGTTTAGTAGTGATGGTTGGGCGTTAAACCCAATGCCGCCACGTCTAAAAAACGCAACCCCCGCAATCGTTTTAACCAGGATCTGCCCTTCGTTGTCGCTGTTAACTGCCGCCTCCGTGATTTGATTTTTATATGCTGACCAGGCTTGGTCACGCTGCTCACCACTGATTGCTTTTTCCCCAACTAAAAATGCCAGGGTTTTGCAGTTGGGTTTTTTTTGCGGTGCTTCGGCGACAATCGCCGCAACTAACCGCTGTATTAAATCAGTCATAAAACGCCCTTTTATTTGTTATTTAAAATGGCCACTTAAATATTAAGTGGCCATTTAATGCTAAATATGATCGGTTACGTGGTGCCGTCTGATCCATACGACAGCTGCCAAAATCCATACGCCGAAGCAGCACGCGCCTCGATTGAGTAAAGGAACTTTTTGCGCAAAAATACACTGTCACTATCGCCGCCCGTTTGCGCAACAAATAGTGGCTTTTTGCGCTCTTGAATGATAAACGGTTTGGCCACCTTATCTGTAACATGCAGCATCCATCCCGTGGACGACGATAGGCGAGAGTTGATTTTTAGTTTTGCAGTGCCGCGATAAGGGTTGGGGGAGCCGTCTGCCAGCTTTTCGTTTTCTAACAACATTTTTGCGACAACTTCTAAGGCCGGCGGCACTTCAAGTAGACCGGGCATTAAACCGAGGGGCGCGCCGCCATCTCGCTTTAACTGCATAATTGCAATCCGAGCAGCGCCGTAGCTTGCTTGTGCGGCTGATAATGTGGCGTTGGATAGTGCGGCAGTACCTTTGTTGCTTACGCTGACTGTGCTGCCATCTTTTGCTTCTACGGGGTGGTCGGTATCGTAAAAAAATTGGCCGTCGTAGCAGCGCGCAGCAAAGGCGGCGTTTTTAACCGCAGCATCCAGATCGTCGTAAAGCTCGCCGGCGCTTTGTCCAGACATTTCAGCTTGTACAGATACGCCCCCCAAATTGCCATCTTCAATGTCGTTTCGATCAACTTCGATTGTGGCCTCGAAGTCTTTATTAGCAATGATGTAATTGTTGCCTTTAAGGGCATTAATCACTTTATCGCCGATCCATTCTCGCATTGCAGGCCAGTCGGTTAACCACTTGTAGTCGTTTTCTGATCCTGTAGACGGCACCACCATTGTGGTGTCTTTATATAGCCCCTGTATTAGGCCAAAAACCTTTTGAAATGATGTTTTGATGTTTTTTGACAGACCGTCCAGGGTCGATTTGTTAATAATCATTCCGAGTAGCCCGACTGCCGGGATTGCAGCATTAGTGAGCGTGCTGCTAAATTGCGCGATATCTGCGACTGCGGGAGAGACTCCTACCGCAAGCGCAATGCCTGCAATGATAAAAATAATCATCTGTTTCATTTTTTTTGCTCCAAGTTTTAAATGCGTTTTAACTGCGGGTTAGAGGACCCAGACACCGTTTGACTCAACGCCTAGCACAATGCCCGCCGCTGATCGTGACCCGGCACCGTCGCTGCCCGCAACCGTCTCATCGTCTACGATATAGCAGAGCGCGCCTAAGCTCGCCTGGGTAACTGCATCAGCGGGTAAATTGTTAAACATAAAGGCCATGTTACGGCGCACCATTACTGTTGCATTGCCATCTGCCCCTTCGGCATTGTCAATTGACTCGTCGGCGCGACCGACGTATGTAAGCGCTGCGGATGTTACCCCCGGCACCGCATAACCCGCTGCGTTAACGGCCAACAATGCGCCGGCGTAAATTATTACCCCGGTGGCTACTGGAATTGCGATTAGCTCGCCATCCATCATCTTTGTATTACGATCTGAACTAAGTGCCATGGTGATTCTCCTGATTTATATTGGCCGTTAACCGCCGTGGGTTTTTAGGTCGTCTGCGCTATTGCCAAACGCATCGGCGATTTGCTGTTGCTCTGCGTTTAGCGCGACACCGTTATCATCGCCTGGCTTTTTGTCGTCCAGCTCTGACTGATCTCCCAGTACCGGCACCGCTGTTTTTACAAAGTCGGCAAAGCGCTTTAATCCGCCCTCCTCTTGGCAGTTTGCGGTGTGGTATTCGACGCTGGCGGGTGATATTTTTTTATCTTTTAACGCGGCGTTAATGGCGGTTTTGATCTCACCTGCCAACGCCTCTTCTTTGATAGTTGCTAACGCCTGCTGGGCGTTGGTAGCCGTGGCCATGGCCTGGTCGTAATCCGCCTTGGGTACAAACTGATCCAGGCTTGGGTTTTTTGCGGCGTTGGTTGCCGTTGCCAGCTGCTCTTGCAGCGCGGAGGCCTTGGCAATTACAGCCGCTTCTGTGCTGCCATCAGGCAGCCCTAATGACTGACACATCGCTTGTAATAGCGTCATTGAGTAATCCTCTTTGGGTTGATTGTGTTTAGCGTGATTGAGTGCGGCAATGGTGAGGTTTGGACTGTTAGTTAATCCGACTGATTTGATACCTCTAATTTGTAACGTCTTCCCTATATAAAGTAAGACGGGCGACAAATAGCGGTACTCTTTTGTTTGTACTGCCCAACGCCCGGTATCTGTCCAATCTAGTTTTACCCAGATTTCTCGGTCATTGCGGATTTCGATTTCTGTTCCCCACGCGGCGGCGGGGGCGGGGTCGCCTTTTGGGCCTTTGTGTACCGTGGCGTGCTCCCAATCAAACACGAGCTTTAATCCAGTTAACAGGTTGGCATTAAAAACGGCCACGATGGCCTCTGGGTCGTCATTAATCCATTTTCGGCCATCTCGCCCTATTACGCGCTCGTCATTGTTTAACAACTGCACCCATTCGGGTACGCCGTTAATGCTATTTGGAGCAGCGGATAGATCGACAATTAAACCAGAGTAGCCGGCATAAGTGGATTGCGTGCTATTGAGCGCTGTTTTTAAGCTGGGGTTTTTTGTAATCATAGCCATATGATATGGCGGGGGGTGTGGAGGGTAAGACTAAGCTTTTTTAGTTGTTTTTAGTATCGAGTGATTATATTGATGTCGTTATATGCAATTAACTGGCGCAAACAGCGTTAAATCCCTCGCTGAAGCGTTTAACAATTTCTAGATATAACAACATAGCCGTTGCTGTTTATTTTTTCGTGCCGGGCTTTACAGGCCGCCTTCATGATTACCTTCCTCGTCGGCTGGTTCCAGCTTTCCGCCTGCCGCGTAATATGCGCTCCACAAATCACCAAAACGCTTTGCTTCTTCTGCGGTGACGTGCTTGCTTAGCTCTTCGAGCCGCTCGGCGGCGTCGGGGGACAAGGGCTCCTCTTTTAAGAGATCCCACGCCGCTTGAAATGGTTTGCTAAACTCCATGGTGTACCTCTTTGTAAAATTATCGTTTAACTTTGCTAGCAGTGGCCGACTTGATCAAGTCGTCAATATACCGAGCGGCTTCCGGGTTCCACGCCGCGAGCGCCTGGCGATTTAATAGCCAAGCGGTAAAGGTTTCAGCGTGCCACTCCTCGCTGTTTTGCGCCGCATATTTAGATATTGCCGGTATATTTACCGGCCTGGCGGGGCGATTCGCCCAATAATGCAACTGGTGACCCATCTCATGCGCCCACGCGGGCAGTATCGCTACCGGGCCATCTGATAGCGTCTTAATCGCATAAGGCACCGCCCACGCCCCTGGCTTGCCGTTATGCTGCTCAATAGCGGCGGTTACTAGCTGCGGCAGATTGCCAGCATCTACAGTGGCTAGTTTATCACGCCCCATCACTTTAATTGTTACATGCTCAAATCCGGGATGGGTAAACCCCCCCGTTTGATTAATGCCTCTTGTAGTATAGGCCTGTATCGGCTTATAGCGGTATTCAGCGCCCAAAAACGTACCCACATCGTCTGCGAGCGCCCATGCTTTTTTGCTGCGGCCCATCTCTTCTGCTTTTACAAATATCGCTTTAATGGGGTGCGCTGCGATAAATTGCGCGAGCTGTGCAACTTGGTCTGACGCACCGGGTATGCGCTGCAATAGATCGTTAATGCTGCCCTGGGTAACGCCTTTTACTGTAGATAACACGGCATTAGTGCCTGCTGGGTAGAGCAGTGGTGGATTGGGTAGTGGCTGTTTAACTGCGTGTTCAAAGCGTGTTTTTTTCTCTGCTAACTGCTTTTTAGCTTGCGCTTCGCGGCCTATTTTTCCGGGGTTAGTGTCCCACCCCGGATCGATCCCGACCGGCACCTGCTCCACTTCACCGGTGCGCTTGTTTAGCCAGGGCATTGTTTTGGTTGCGGGTGGTTCGGTTAGATAGCGCCCGGTGTTATTCAGCGTGTCATATTCACGGCGCGATACTTGACGCACGCGGCACTTGCAGCCATAGCCGTTGGTAGGGAAATGAGTGTCCCACCAGGGGTGATCAACCGGCAACATGATGCCCGCCCAGGCAACGTGCTCGGGGCGGTGGTTTTCGGACGGACCCAGCTCGTAGACAAAGTAGGGGTGGGTTTTTTTGCTTTGCTGGCCGCGATCCCACTGCCCCGCTGAGCGCGCTGTGCGCAGGTTGGCATCGTAAATTGTCTTTAGTCTGCGGGGGCTGCCGAGTTGCGCGGTAACGGTATCGCCGGTTGACGGGTCAATCATCTCTTGTTTGCCCCACCACCCCAGCTTTTGTAGCAGCGGGGTGAGCTGCTGGCTGTACTCGCGGTATGTCATGCCCATTTCGAGCGCGTTGTCGACACTGCCCCGGATGGCGGTGAGTATGTCCATGGTCATCGCTTTGGCGACCGTAAACGCGGTAGCGTGTTCTTGTCGCCATACGTCGCGGTGATCAAACCCGACTTTAAAACCTTTGGCGCGGAAAAACGCCAAGGCTTCTTTGGGGATAGGGCCGGGGGTGTTAGCAGGCATTATAAATGCCAGATCATATGTTTAATTTCAAAATCAAAGCTCTCTCTTTCTGCTTGCGCGATTGCCGCCTTATTGTTCAACTTTAAAAAATCACTTTTAATTATTTTCATTAAACGATCATGGCGAACGCTTAAAGCATCTAACTGTTTGATCAAAGCTTTCATATCGTTCTCTGCATTTATTAACTCGCTCCGCTCTATGGCAAGAGAACATAACTCTGACCCCGCGTTAATGTGTTCTTCAACTTGACGTTTTAATGTTTTTTCTCTTTTTAAAAGTAAGGACTGTTGTTTTTTAGCTGCAATTAATAACAACTCCCTGCCGGTACGCGGTGTGCCGGCACTCATTTTATGCGTCACTTAACAACTCCCCGCGCTTTAAACGCCTGTGTGGCTAGTTGCTTGACCAGCTCATCGCTATTCATTGCAGATAATAATGAAGGCAGTCCGGCGGCAAACTCATCGTATGAATTGGCGGATGCGATTAACGACTGCAACGGCTCGATGACGGGCTCCATTTGTTGTTGCCAGTCTCTTAATCCATCTGCAATTAGCTGATCTAGTTCGTCGGTGATGTTCTGCGCTCGATTTAGTGCGCTGTAGTGTCCGCATGAGCATTGATGCTGAGTATTGTTTGCGGTATCTATTTTATCAGCGCCCCCCGCGATTTTTAGAGTAACTTCGCCTTTTTTTGGCGGATTGAGGTTGAATTTATCGCGCACTTGATCTTCCGATACTTGCAGGCCTAATGGCACCAGCTTTTCTAGCGCGGTGGCTAGGGCCGCCAGATCGTCGGCATCGGCAATGTGTAGCTGGATACGCGGGTAGTCTTTTTGCGCGCCATAATTAAGATCAATGTAAGCCTTTACTAGATCTCTGTTTAACGTATTTTCTAGCTGCCTGGCATCACTGGCTTTAATGTCGTCGCGCACATCGGACATGGTGTCGTTGTCACCCAGTTGCCCTGGGCTGCCCTCTGAACTGCCGGTTTGACCCAACACCCCTTTGGAGACTTGCTTGTCTAGCCACTCGGCTAGCTCTTTAAATATTTTGCCATCGCGCCCCCGATTGCCATCCTCGAAGTCGATGCGCATGCTGTCGGGTATAACGGCGGCGGCATCGCTGCCGATGTTGGCTACGGCGTTGATTAAGGTGCGGATGTCATCGTCTTTTGCATTGGCACCATAGCGACCAATGCGTAATGGCATTCCAAACACTTCGGCGAAGGCGACCCAGTCCGTCAGACTATAACTTTTGCACATATACGCCACGGCTGCCAAGCGTGCGAGTCCGCCGCGAATAGGCAGGCCTGACTTAAGTTTAGGGATGTGTACGATAAATCGGTAGCGATCCATCGCAACGCCCTGCGTTTTGTCTTTACTTTTTATGCGCAGCGTTTTGTAATCTGTGGGGTGACGCTGAAATAGACGGGGGTCACGCCATACATAGGCGCTTTTTTCGATTGCTTCGCCCTTTTCGCTGATCCATTCCCCCTTCGGCTCCCAGGGTATTTGCTCGGTGTCCCAACGCATTTCGGCGACACTGTAGCCTTTACCGAGTCCATCCATTAAATCTTCGAGCATGTCTCTAAACTCTGGCTTGCGAGTGATGGCACGAATTTCATCAGCGTGCTTTTTGTGCTCTGCGCTGTCGCTGGCGGCTTCAACATTTATCGGCAGGCTCGTTACTGCGAGCTTGCGCTTTGACAACTCACAACGGTAGTGGGGGTCGCGCTCCTCCATCTCCTCCGCCAGCGTCAAATAATCAGTAGCGTCTTCGCTGTTGGATTTTTTTATGATCGCTGCCAGCTTTGCGGGCGTAATGCCACCGGCAATCGATTCGGCATCCCAAATCTCGCGGATGCCGGTAACTGAAGCGCGCAATATCTCTTGGCTTAGTGTGTCGCTTTTTAAGGGTTGGCCATCGAGGCCGATTAGGGTTGACATTACATACAGCCTCGGGTAAATCCTGCGGTGGTTTTTATTTGATGCCCGCCGCTATCGCGGTGTTTTGGGTTTTTTGGCACTTGATGATAAGCAAACGTCTCTACTTCCATTTGCGATGCAAACAGTGCCATGACGAGCGCAATAGCGGCATCACCGTGGCGATTTTTGTTATTGCCGGTTTTTGAGTCGGGCAGTTTGGGAATGCCTTTGATTACTTGCAGTGCGCGCAGGTCATTTAATATTTCTAAATCACGCGGCACTGAAATGGCCACATCTTCAAAGACGGCTTTGAATTTTGGCATATTTTCTAAGTACCAAGATTGAGTGAGCATGACGGACTCTATTTTGTTGGCACCGTAACGATAGCTAGTCTCCTCAGCTAGATATTGGCCATTACCCCTAGCATCTAACGCGCCGCCGATCAATCTCGGCAACCTGTCTGCAATGTAAAACAGCACTTGCTCTTGCTGTTTAAAGGGCGTGTTGCGCAGCTCGACTAAAAACGGCACTGTGCGGTGCAGTTGCTGGCCTATCTCCATGGGGGCGATGCAGGTTAGATCGCCTGACCTGCCAAAATCTTCGCCGAAGGCGTGGGGGAGCTTAGGGTCTAACTTTTCGAGTAGTGGTTTTAGGTTTTGCGCGCACCAGTCGGCCATTTCGGCGTAACGCATCTGCTCGGGCCAGGCGTTAAATTCTGCACTGGCCTCGAACCGCAGTACTGGTGCATCGATCATGCACGCTTCAATCATGTTGCGAGAGAGATATGATCCGCCGCCCTGTTTGGGTACGCAAAAGTACTCTTCTAGCGCGTCATCTTTAGTTGCGGTGTTTTTTAGTAGCTTTTCTTTCCACTCTTTTTCGGCTTTTTTGCTATATTCGATGCCGCGAATTAGGCAAATGCGTTGGTACAGCCCGTCATTGCACGCATCATCTAGGGTTAGCCGATGTACGCTGTAATCTTTTTTGCCTGCTCGGCTATCTTGTATTAACTCATTAAATAGATTATCCGCTCCGTTATGAGTTGATATTAATCTGATTTTTGCACCCCACATAGTTAGTGCCAGGGCGGCTTTTAGCACCTCTGCCAATCGCTCATGGAACGCGGCCTCGTCGATGGTGACGTTCCCCTGTCTGCCCCGTAAATTTGATGGCCTTGAGCTAAGTGCTTGTATTTTAAACCCGCTTTTAAAGTAGATATTAAACGTGAGGATATCTTTGTCTTGATCTTTTAGTATCTCTTCGCCGATTCCTCCGCAGGCGGCGTTGAACGACTTTGCCCACATTGCGCAGGCATCGATAAACTCCACTGCCATCTCTTTGTTAGAGCCGACATAAAAGTGGTTAGTACCCCCTTCATTGCGCGGCTGGCTAGCGGTGCGCACGGCATCGGCGGCTTCGCCCCAGGTTAAACCTGTGCGGCGTGATTTTTCGGCTATTTTCAGGGGGGAGTCATCCTCTATCCAACGCTTTTGGTAGGGGAGTAAAACGCCGGCTGCTTGGCTGGCATCAGTCATTTTTTAATGCCTAGTATTTCGTCGATAATTGATTGCCGGGTCTCTTTTGTTGCTCCGTGCGATTTTAGCGCAGCATCTGCGGCTTCTGCGGCTTCTTTTTTTGTTTGCTCGCGTATTACCGCTTCGCGCTTGTGATTAATGCTGGCCGCTTGCTCCAGTCGTTGAGTTGTTAGAGACAAGTTTTTTAGCATATCTATAATTGCAGGCATCTCTTCTGGGTCACCCCGATCTAAGGCGTCAAACAGTTTGTCTGACATCTCAAATGATATTACTCGTAGCATCTCATTGATGAGTTGCCCGGTTTTGCCTTGAGGGGCTGCACCCAGCTTGGCGATCCACATTTCTGAGACTTCACGTGACTGCCTAAGCCGCTTCCCTACCTGCTCCATCCGCATCGAGTAGCGATTTACAGCTGATTTGCTAATTGACTCGGTGTAACCATTATGTCGCAATTGCTCATTAATCAGCCGCGTGGCTTCGCTTTGTGTAACACGGGTGTCGCGCAGCCATGCTTGTAACTGCTCTTTTAACTCGGAGGGCAGTTGATCGATTGTGCTGGGCTTTGGCATGAGATTCCTTGATCACTCTATATATATTATGGGCGTGCTTTTTTAACGCCAGCGGATACCGCTACGCCATCGGCAACATCTTTGCCGCGTGATGTTAATTTTGCGACCAGGGTATCGGCTGTTATTAGTGTGATCAGGTTCTGCTCTTGTAGCCAGTGCAATTGTGTTGTGACCAGGTCTTGACTGATGCTATGTCCGAGCTGTTTTAGGGCTTCTTGCAGCACAAATTGATTATGACTAAAACCCACATCTTGATTTAGCACTTGTAGAATAACCAGGCGTTGATCTTGCTTTACGATTTCGTTTAGATTCATGTTATTTGCCCTTTATTTTCCTTGTAATGCGCTTTCGAACACCAGACCAAACTGGCGATGGATTGCGTTTGTTTCGCCGATCAGCTGATCAAGCAGCGATTTTGTAGCATCTAGTTTGTTGTAAATGTCTTTAAAATCTCGGTGTGTTGGCATGCCCTTTTGGGTGATCTCTACGGCCTGCATTCGATTTTCCAAATCACGAATTAGCAGTAGTGATTTGTTGCGCATCTGCTCATCGTTATCTTGTCGCTTAATTAAATTTGACAGCTGCTGAACTTGCTCTATAAGCTGAGATTGCAGTTGATCGACGCGCTCTTTTTGCACTTTGTTGCGATTGCTCCACCACACATAAATTGCTATAACGACGATGCCGACTAACTCGATTAGCGTGATCCAAAATTTTGCCGCTGTATAATCGATACTTTCCATCGTTTAATCCTTTGCCTCTACGCCTTGAGGAACAACAACAGTAACGCCGTGCTTGTTTTGCAGCGCTGCGATGTCGTCTTTTAATTGTTGCTCTGCCCGCAGTTGGTCGAGCCGTTGTGCCACTTCGCGCTGCTCTTGCTTGATGCTAATGCGCTCTTCTGTAAGTTGCTGGTTGTAATCTTCTAGTGCCCGGATGCTCATTTTTTGCAGTTTCATTTTGATTTCCTTACAGTTTAAAGATGCGGTTAGGGCCGTTGTCCCACTGGATTTGTATGTCACCGCCGTTAGGTGTTACGGGTAATCCGGTGGCGGTGTCGATATAGACGATGAGTCGGCTAGTGGCCTCTACGCCGGTGTCTTGATAGATGACCAGCGCTTCTGACTGATCACCGGTGACCGCAGCGAAGGTGACATCGGCGGCATCAGCAACGCCATCGATTGCTGTTTTTACTGTTAAATTTGCTGATGTTGCGATGCGTGCGATCACCGGCACATCTGCCAGCACGCTGTCTAACGCTAGATCAGCAATGTAATCTGCGGTATCGACTATCATCACTTTGATGTTGTCGGTGTCCCAGTCGATTGTGCCGTCCAGAAACCCTTCTAACCCTTTGCCATATACTTCATTTGCCATTTTTAGCGCCTCTCAATTACGTTAAAGATTGTCTTCCATTCTCCGTGCACGCCGGGACCTGCGTCTGCTATTACATGACAAACCACGCGCTTGGGTAGTGTTAGTGTGTGCTCTAGGGTGGTTCTGTACGTGCTATTGGTGCCGGGTATGTAATGCATTGCCAATGGCCATGCTTGACCAGTTATTGCAATACCATCCGGCGCCGTTAATGTAAGTTGTATACTCGCATTTGTTACATGAGCGCCATCTGATTTGCGAGTCAGCTCGGGCACCTCGATCACGTTGCTATTGCGGTGATAAATCACTTTTATCATTGCAGTGCCCTTATTTTGCCCGCCAGCGCTGGCGCGGATTGCAACTCGCCAACCAGCCAGTCGATAAACAGTTGACCACCGACGATAGTGATATTGCCGATTGCCTGGCTGCTAACTGTGCCTTGTGGATAAATTGTGGCCAGTAAATTTTCTATGGCAGGGTTGCTAACTGCGCGGGCAGTAGCGATAGCTTGGGAGGAGATGATGATTGCGCTATTTATGATTAATGCATCGTTAACAATGGCCGCGCTATCGATGCTGCTGGGCACAATGACCAGTGATCCCGCGTGTATAATTGGACTGCTAACAGCCTGGCTGCTGCTAATGCTGCTTGGCGTTATGGTTGCTATGCCGGGGTTTATTTGAGCGCTGCCGAACTGACTTAGGCTGTTTATTGATAATGGTTCAAGCACGGTTAAACTTAGATTTAACGCGGGACTGCCAATTGCTGCAGCGCTTAAAATGCTGCCAATTTGCATTGAGACTGCGCCGGTAACGATGTTTGGGTTGCTTAAGGTGCGACTGCTAGCAATGCTGTGAGTAGTAATTGATTGTGTGATGCTTGCAGTTTGTACTGCAAACGCACCGATATCGCCACCGTCGTGCGCAGCGCCCTGAAGCGCTGTATTTTGCGGTACATAACCGGCTCTAACCCAATCAGCCGCTAAATCGATGTCGTAGAGAGGATCCCAAGTGACTGCGTTGCCGTTGATGTCATAGCCGCACTTTTTAAAGCACTCGCGAAACAGATTCCGCGCATCGCCGGGGCCGCCAACTAACGCATCGTAGTCAGCTAGTCGACGATGAGAGGGGTCGACAAACTGAGGATCGATGTTGATTAGATCGTTAGCGCCAAACCCCACATCACCGTATTCCTTACCTGTAATAACAACGGTTGAATACGGGTTGATTGGCGCGTTAGCTAAAGGCGTGTAGTGCGCGTTGTAGTCTAACCAACGGTATTGATTAATGGCCCCCGGGATTGACGGCTGTATCGCCGCGAACGTAATGTCGTTCGTTTCCATGTTTACGCGCACGTTTGATTGCCCGTAAACGTAGTAATCAGGTGATATTTCGTTTGTTTCTTGCAGCATCGATGGCTGCGCATCTGTCGCTGTGCAGATATGCGTGCAATGCTCATAAATCGACATGGCTGCAAAACTAACTGTAGCGTGCGTGGAATACCAGGGGTTAATCCCGATACATAATGAATTACGCATTTCTATTGAGGCTTTATGTGGTAACACATTAGGGCCGCCCGGACTGTCACAGTCAACAAGTAGGTTGACTACGATATTTACCGATGACTCAGCAACCCAAGTAGCTCCGACAATATGCGCGTTCAAGCGATCCGCGTATACAGTCATGTTTGATAGTGTGTGTCGCTGACCGTTATAGCCCATATTAATTTCCGAGGCACCGCCAGTGTATGCATCAAAAATCACTGATCCGGACAGATTAACGAGTCCTCGCCCTAGATTGTTAAAACTACCGTCAATGAGGTGTACCGACACCTCAAACTCTGGATTTGCGCTATCGTTAGTCCGCAGTACCCTGACTCCGGTCGGATTGCCGTTTGGTGTCGGGCCACCTACATAAATATTGCGCAAATAACGACTACCCGCGACCCAGCCAGCGGGGAAGTTGGCAGCGTAATCGATTGCCG